TGCGTGTTTGGTGAAATTTCCAAGAGAGGTAAAGAACCACTTGGATATCACCAAATATTTCCATTCTGAAAGGACAGCCAATATGGTGCGAGACAAGAAATTCGTGCTATATTGTCCAGATGTTGAGAGAATCACCACTTTCCATGGTGATGCGTATCAAATAGTCCATAACACACCAGTCGGATTAACTCCAGAGAACAGATCTTATGTTCGTTTGGGATACAGATACCGCGCCACTACTGGCAAAGGTGACTGTGGTAGTTTAATGTGTGCTGTTGATCGTAGCTCTGGAAGAGAGAAGATTATAGGTATACACACTGGTGGTAATGATATAGATGGACATGGTTTTTCAACTGCTATCTGTCGAGAAGATTTATTAGAAACTTTAGATCTTTTTAAAGACGATGTCGTTACGACATTGTATGAGACGGAAACAGTGTTGGATTACAATGCTAACTTTATCATGCTTGATGGAAGGTTCGTAACCATCGGTACTAGCGAGAAAGTTGTTCGCGCTAATGAGTTTACGGCCATAGGGCCTAGCAAACTTATTGGGATGTGGCAACCTCCCGTTACAACACCCGGTCGATTGAAACCCTTTAAGAATAAAGAGGGCGATTTAATTGATCCCTTTAAAGTGGGCCTTGCAAAGTATTGTAAGAAGCACGTACATATTGACACCAACCTTATGAAGGTCATTGGAACCCATATTTTGGATGATTTGAAGCGTGTTTCAACCATCGACGTGGAGAAAAGAATTCTCACGTTTGATGAAGCTGTGATCGGAATCGAAAATGAGTCTGATTATGGTTCTTTGCCAAGAGGGACTAGTCCAGGTTTCCCCCATAACGTTGCTGACCAAAAGCAACCGGGGAAGACAAAATGGTTTGGAACTGATGCCATTTTTGACCTGCACAACGAAGCCTGCCAAAAATTGCGAGCTGATGTCGAGAAGATAATCGAAGACGCTCGCTGGACAATACGCCACCCATTCTTTTATTGTGATTATTTGAAAGATGAGAGGAGAACGTACGAGAAGTACGAAGAAGGAAACACACGGATATTTTCCGCTTGTCCTTTGGAGTACACGATCGCCGTGCGTCAGTACTTTGGAAGTTTCTGTTTATGGTTTTGCAAAAACAAGATTTTCAACGGTAGCGCAATTGGCCTTAACCCGTATTCTTATGATTGGCAAGCTTTAGCCCAGCTGTTGCAGCAGCATGGGCCAAAAGTTGGAGCTGGTGATTACAAGGGATTTGATGGTAGCGAACAGCCAGAGATACATTGGGCTATTCTAGATATCATAAATAATTGGTATGATGACGGTTCTATTAACGCAGGAATACGAAGTATGTTGTGGTTGGAGCTAGTGAACTCTAGACATATCCGAGGTAACTTGGTGTATGAATGGGTTTCGAGCTTGCCTAGTGGTCATCCCTTGACCACTTTAGTCAACATTCTTTATGGTTTCTTTGCCTTTAGATATTGCTGGTTTCGTGCACATGACAATGACGAAGCTAGTTTGTTTCAGTTCACTAAGAATGTGATGCTAGTTGAACTTGGAGACGACAATATCTATAATTTTTCGGATGTGTGCAGCGAGTTGTTCAATCAAAAAACGATTTCAGTCTTTATGGCTGAGATTGGATTGACGTACACTGATGAAGATAAGCAAACGGGTACCACCGTAAAATGGAGGAAACTAGAGGATTGTACATTCCTCAAGAGAGGTTTCCGGGTCGAGAAGACTTTGGATCGTTATGTAGGCCCTTTGGCCATG